ATGGGCTTCAAATATAAGGCTGGCGGTGATACTCCAGAAGAACGATATGTACCAGTGGCATATGGAGATCCTACTCGCATGGTAGCTTCCATAATCCGCGAAAACAGCGAAAATAAAATGCCTACAGTTCCAAAAATCGCTTGTTACATCACAGGGCTTGAAATAGACAAGGAACGATTAGCTGACCCTACTTTTGTTAGCAAGGTAAACATACGTGAGCGAGCCTATACCAAAGACACAGAAACAGGTCTAGTTGAATATAAAAATATACAAGGCGGCAACTATACCATCGAAAGGTTGATGCCAACTCCATATAAGTTGACTATGAAAGCTGACATATGGACCAGCAATACTGATCAAAAACTACAACTACTAGAACAAATATTAGTGTTGTTTAATCCTAGTCTCGAAATACAAACCACAGACAACTATGTCGATTGGACCAGCATCACGGTCATGAATCTAGGAGCCATATCTTTTAGTTCTAGGAGTATTCCACAAGGTGCAGACACAGAAATAGACATCTGTAGTCTAGATTTTGATATGCCCATATACCTAACACCTCCTGCAAAGGTTAAGAGATTGGGCATCGTCAAGGCAATCATAAACAATGCCTTTACCGAAAACGGCGATGTTGTAAATCTAGAAGGTCTGGTCTATAATAGAGCCAAGGGCAAGTTCCAAACTACTACTAATAACTATAGAGTATTATTGTTTAAATCACAGAACGGACAGCCTTATGACTATGATGTCACTATCGCTGATCCGACACAAGCCATACTGAGCATGGGCTTAGATCAACGTATGCTAAAGACTGGAGCACCTATCGATTGGAACAGTATCTTAGAAATGCAGGGAGGATATACTCCTGGTAGTCTGATGTATTTTGATCAACCAACCGGTTATACAATGGTAGGTCCATTTGCTATCAATCCTGTAGATCCTAGTGTCATAGTAGTCACATTTGATCCAGATACGATTCCTGCAAACACATTGATCACCGACGACGGAGTTATCGATCCAACTGGTAGAGGAACAGTAGATGCTATTATTGATCCCTACAAGTTTAATCCTAGAGAAGTATACGGGGCTCCTGAAAATATTCCTACAACACTTAGATATCTCATGCTTGATGATGTCAATAATAGTGCAAATGTAGGTGGGTTTATTGATCCCAATAGAGGCACTATACATACAGATTCTAGTCTCGATTCATATGATGGTCCGGATGGTTGGAAAAATGCCAATGACAGTGACCCAGTGATTAAAGCAAATACTGTTATAAGATGGGATGGATCTCGTTGGGTTAAAGTATTTGATCCTAACGATTTTACTCCTCCAATCATCATACAGAATCTAAGAACCGGTATCAAATATCGCTGGACTGGAACAGAATGGCTCAAGGCCTTTGAAGGCGAATATCAACCAAACTTCTGGGGATTCTACCTAGATCCTAAATAAGTAGTTGATGCAACAACGAGCCGGACTACTATTTTTAGCCAAAAATACCAAACGTATATTGATGGTACTGGAAGATGAAAAATGGACAGTACCGACTTTCCCGCGGCAAAACAGCCTGTTAGGTGATGCTGAAAATCTGTTAAGCACTTACAGTAAGGGAAAGATCGTTCCTATCGAACTTTATCTCAGCGAAGATCGAGGGTTTGAATACGGAACATACATATGTCTTGTAGATCAAGAGTTCCTGACACTGGCAGCTAAAACTATTGCTTGGTGCGATTTTGATCTATTGCCCAAGCAGTTGCATCCTGGACTCAGGTCCACATTAAATAATCAACTTATTAGAACAAAAATAGAAACTATTATGGAGATGGCCGATGTTTACACCTCTGCTTAAATCTGAAAGATTCCTTAACGAGTACGAAACATTCAAGAATGAAATAGCAAAAGTCAATGATTACCAGATTCGGGCTCAGCTAGATCAAGAATTAATTTCTCTAAGGACTTCGGTGCAGGCCATTGACGAAGCCCACGAACAGCTAATGTTTGGCAACAACAATCACGAACTCATCACAGAGCTTAGAGAAAAGATTAAAACTTTACGCCAGAGCATAGATACAAAACTAAGCGTCTGGCGTGAAAGTTAAGCCTGTGCCTCACCCCAACGGATAATCACGTTAGAAGTAGTATTTGATCCAGATGTCTTATAGACGTTGATCGCTAGCACGTCTGGACCATTCGGAAAGGTACCACGACCACCAATACTTGTTGATGTGAGTTCTTTCAACCCTGATAGATCTAAGCTGTCTGATCCGCCTGGTAAGCTAATGAATGAGAATACCTGTTCACCTGGTAGCGCATAAGCGGCACCAAACTGCCATGTAATCGTTGCCGCAGCATTGATGGTAGCGTTTGATGACTGTGTAAACGACACACGATACACCGTAGTCGCTCCAAAGGTACGTGTACTGATAGCGCCGACCGCTGTACCAGCTGGGAAGCTAGTCACTGTTGTCGCTAAGAATGTACCAATAGTAGCTCCTCCTGACGCCCAAGAAGTGCTGTCAAAGAACAGATAGTTAGTATTGGTGTAGCTAGCTCTCGAGCCTGCTGCCGTAACAGTCACAGTCACATCATTACCGCTACCGCTGGTTGAGTTAGCATTAGCGTTAGCACTCATTACGACTCGAGTGTATGAAACTGTACTGATTACAGCATAGCCGGTAGTCACTGATAAAACGGTTTGACCGCCCGTGATAAATGTAGTAGCCGAAAGAGTATCGCCTGCTAAGATTCCGGAGGCGTTCCATTCTGTATCTGTTACCAAGAAATCACTTCGACCAGTTGTCAATGCCGAACCATAGGCTGCTGTCAACGCCGATGTTGATGTAACAGTAACTGGGTTTGCACCTGCAGGACTGTTACCATTACCGTTGGCTGTCATGACGATACGTGCATAGACTGTAGTATTGATAGTAGTATAGTTTTGAGTTATACTGGAAACAGTCTGTCCACCCGTGACATAGGTTGTAGCACTTAGAACGTCAGTGACTTTTAAGTTTCCACCAAAACCGTTGTATTGACTCTGCGGAATCAAGAAGTCTGCTCTAGTGCTGCTGATAGCATTATTATACAGAGCCGCCACAGAGCTAGTAAATGTTACTGTGACGTTTTGAGCACCGTTGGTCGCTGCTACAGGTGATGTTGCTGTAGCCACACCACTTAGAGTTACTCTGGTGTATGCTACCGAGTTGATAGTGATATAACTTCTTGTAAATCCAGTGACCGTTTGTCCACCAGTGATATAAGTAGTAGCACTGGTTGGATCACCGATAGCCAACGGTGTGCTGGCCAGTATCGTATCATAATCGGTATTGCTAATCAAGAAATCGTTACGTGCTGTACTCAATGCGCTACGATACGTTGAAGAATATGCTGTAGTGATAGTCACCGGAACGTTATTTCCTGAACCAGCGGTTGATGTTCCCGAACCGTTTCGATCCATTACGATACGAGTATATAAACCACCGTTGTAGGCTCTGGTCACACTACTAATAACTGAGTTAGCAGCGATGTTGGCACCAGTGACAGCATCACCTGGTTGTGGCACCAATGTTAATGCATCGTACTGAGTGTTGGTAATCAAGAAATCGTTACGTGCTGTACTGATAGCACTGACGTAAGTGTTGTTACCATATGGCTGACCGTTGGCAAAACCAAGTGCTGTTACGCTTTGTCCTAGTGTACCAAATGACTGTGCCTGTGCTGTTCTAGTAACCGCAGCAAAACCAGTAGCTGTTAACGTCTGTGTAGATGCCGCAAAGCTCTTGGCTGTAAGCGTTGTGGTAAACGCACCTTGTACTGTAGAAGTTGTCTGGCTGAAGTTACCGCCCCATGTTACAGAACCGCCTGAAGCTACTTGTGCAAAGCTAGGTTGGCCACCAGCGGCACTCGATGCTAGACCGTTCCATGTAATCTTTGTAGGATCTGTTGGATAGTTCTGTGGATTTAGAACTCCTTCAATAACTAGACCGCCAGTGGTTCCTGAATCAGATGTAATAGAAATATTCTGTAGTAACAACTGCGCACGGTTTAATAGTTCTCTTTCACCAAGGTCACCTGTCTGTGCGTTTGAAACACTAGGTGCTAGACGTATCAGGAATGCCGTGGTCTTAGCTGTAGAAACTGTGATACCGGAAGCCACATAGTTAAACAGATAACCACGGTCACTGTCAAACTGACCGTCGATCATGAATGCCGAGCCCCAGTGGCTAATAATAGGGGTAACTGTGCTTGAAACCAGCACAACACCTGCTCCTGAGTTATGTGTGGCTGCTGCGCCACCTGAGAATGTCCTGTTAGATCCAGCCACAAACTGAGTCATTGTTGCAGCACGAGTACAACCAGTTAGAGCTGTTCCGCTGTTGCCAGTAAATCTAATCAATTCTCCGTCGATGCTAACAATACCTGAGGTTGGAAACCAATAACAATCATCGGAGCTCATCGGTACTGTAGTTTGACTGATAGTCATCGCTGCAGAAAGTCTTCCTTTAGCACCTTCATTAATGACTTCATAACGAACTGGTTGGTTACCAGTACGCATGTATGCTTCAGCGTTTACGTTGCTGTTACGGAATCTATGTGCCCATGTATAGTCACCAGTTGGACCACGCAGCATAAAGTCTACAAAGCCAGCACCATACCAGGTCCATTGCATACCAATCATCTGCATCTTAGTGACGTCGATATTATAACCAGATGGTCCAGAACCGTCAAGTGGGTCTAGGTTCCATGATTCTTGTGGAATGATCAAGTCTATGGTCTTACATGCTCGACCGCCGACTACGTTAGTAACCCCACGATAGTCTGGTGTAACAGTTAGTGCGGTGTCGCTGGTTATACCAGAAACTACATGGCTCATACCTTTGATAACGATACGATCTCCAACTGCTAGCTGTTGTGTAAATCTTGTGTTAGTTCCTGTTACTGCATTAGAGTTGGCAGCAAGGTTGATAGTTCCTGCCAACTGGAATGTCGAACTGCGCTTACCGACAGCCATCCTTTGACCATCATATTGCCAGAACATACCGTTTTGATCGTCAAATGTTCCCGAACGTACTGTAGAACCATGCCATTTGTAGATAGCCATTTGACATGGGCTTCCTAGAACAGCTGTGGTTGCTCCTAGAGTTTGTGATCCTATGAACTGTAGTGTACGCTCATCGATGATACTAGTGACAGTGTATACTCCATTATATCCTGAAGTCTGTACTCCTGTGATAACGATCTGCGCACCTACTTGACAACCGTGATCAGTATCGTCAGTGGCCATCGTGATTGTAGCACCTACTGCGGTGCTAGTAGCTGTCAGACTTCTTAGGTCATAGCTAGGAGCAAATAAAGCACCAGTATTGTACATAACTCCCTTACCAGATTGATAACGGATATATTTTTTACTCATACGTATGGCTGTAGAACCATGCGCCGGCCCGCCTGTACCTAACTGTACTCCGCCGTCGTATGGTCTATGTACGAAATAACTGTCTGGACGAGCATAAACAATACCAGTCAATGTGTTAGCGATAGTGCCTTGAGATCTCGCTGTGTAGCGTAGTGTGGTCGGGGTTGGAACCTGCTCAACATAGTACGAGCCTGCTGCTAGTTGAGCATTAGATCCCGAGCTAGTTATCTGTATAGTGAGTGAATCACCTGGAATAAATCCGTGTGGTGTTTGGAAAGTAACTTCAAGTGTGCTGATTGATGTATAGTTTAATGTTGATGCATCAGCTATTGATGTGCTGGTAAAATCATTAATCGTGAATGCACTGATAAATGTTACATTTGGTGCAGTGATCGGTGTTCCTGCGATAGTGAATGTTAAGATTTCACCTCCTGGGGAAACTGTGTCAATCTGAACTGTAGCATCGCCGTTGCCACCGGTTATAGTAACGATATCGCCTGCCGTATAGTCCTTACCTGCAGTATTAATAACTGCGGTCAATACTAGTCCGCCTAGGTCTGTAGTGATATCGACAGTTAGACCAGTTCCTGTGCCTCCGGCTGTGGCAACATTTACATCATCAACATATCCCCCACTACCTGGTGTTACAGCACCTAATACCTGCGGAATATTTAGATCATTAGCAGTAACAACTGTTACGGTAGCATTGTTAGTTGGTGAAGTGCCTCCTAGGCTGGTTCCCGGAAGTGTTATCGTATCATTAGCAACATAACTGTTTCCTGTGTTATTACCTATAACTGCTTGATATGTAGCACCTAATCTTGAAACAGTAAATGTTGCGCCACTACCACTGCCGCTAGTAGCTGACTGTACAATGTTTGCATATGTTTCGTTGGTGCCTTTAATCTGCGAAGTTAGCAGTCCACTTAACAAAATAGTATTAGATGTAATATCAGTAACAGCTACCGAAGTACCATCGCCTCGATCTATAACAAGACCAGGAGTAATGCCAGATGTGTTAGTGACCTGTATAGTGTTATCACCAATCTCTGCTGTCGTGATCAAAGTAGTAGCTGTAACAGTTCCACCGTTGCCTACAACAGAACTAATCTGTGATCCTGTAGGAATACCGGTTCCTGTAATAGGTGCACCAGCAGGAGGAGCACTGCCTGTGAAACCAATGATACTGGCTCCACTTGCTGTGATAAGACTAGTGGTTACGGTCCCACTTTGACCGTTTGAATATACATTGAAACTTGGTGTTCCTACTGAGGCACCAGTATAGAATCCTGCCTTGCGTAGCTGAGTATATGTTTGGCTCAGTGTCGTTGGGTTAGATGTTCCTACTCTTGATTTGGCATAATAGGTAAATGTAGTTGAGCTAGGAACAGAAGCTACTAAGAAAGTTCCTTCTGCACGGCTGAAACCTTTAACTGACGCTGCAAGAGCCTTGATGGTAAAGACATCGTTAACTGCGAAACCGTGATTAGCCACGGTAGTTACTGTGATCAAGCTGCTGCCAATATTTCCTGTGCCTGCTGATGCATCTGTAACCACGCTACTGACTGGAAGATCGCTACCAGGTATTTCGTACACACTTGGATAGTTACGCATCATAGAGATAGTCTGCCACTTAGTTGGCTGAAGTCCGTACTCAAAGTCAGCGTCAAGCATTGACTGCGGTATACCAACTTTAACACGTTCCATAGCGTCCGAAGACGAGTTATTCATATGGACTATCTGTTCTTTTCCTTCGACAAAAATCTGTATTTGATCGGTGACCATCATTCCAGATGTGTCAATGTCAAAGGTTACGGTGGTTATTTTTTCATTGCCGTAGAGTGCTGCTGGAAAATCTGAATCGTAAAATCCGTCATAGGTAACTTCAGCAGCAGTGTCAGGATCACTAAAGTTATACATGATAACATTTCGTGATGTGTTAGTGATCAATAAAATATCTTTTTGTTTGTAGAATCCTGGAAACTTGACATAACCACGATTTGAAATCTTTGTAGGTAAAGCAGTGAGACCGTTGACTAGCACGTCAATCAGCCCGTTAGCCAATGTTGACACCAACGTAGCACCAAATACTTCTGCGGGCACTGATGGTTCTATAACCTGCGGTACTGCTGTCTGTCTAGCAGCAAAAGCAACATTCGAAAGGATATAGTTTTCTACAAGATCTCTTAAGAATGTATGAGCATAGACTTCTGGTTGACGATCACCATCTACCTGTGGGATGCCGTTTTCAAAATACTTTGAAGCATAGTTTACAGTTTTATTATTACCACCGCTGGCTATATCGTGTATATAGGCATCAACCATATAGCTGATGTCTCTGCGACACTTGGCTGCATTGTAGGTATAATAAGCAAACGGTGCTATATTATTGGCAACGTTATAGGCGATATAAGCGATGACTTCTTCTTGGATGAATCTCTTATTATCATCTAATAACTTAACGGTGTTAGGAGCCAATCCACCATTCTGTGGATTTGGAGCAACAACTGTTGGTAAACTGCTAAGGCCTATGTTTATAGCATTGATAGTTATGTTAAACAATACATTGGTGCCGTGGATACCAAGAGCTTCTGCGGGGTTGCCTGCGATAGTTACCTGTGTAGCACCACTAACGTTGTTTAATCTAGTATAGGGTGTATTAGTTAGAATATTAGTTGCGATCTTTCCTAGCAACCATTGATATGTCGCCACTTCAACACTAGGTGTTAGAATCTGTATAGCACTGTTAAGATAAAATCTAGAAGCTATCTGATAGCTAGCTGAGTTGCCGCCGTAGGTCAAATCATATATGATAGAATCTATGATGTATCCTGTGTCTCTGCGACATTTAGCTTGGCGTGTAGTTGTGTAACTGTATCCAGTAAATGGTGCTTGGCTGGCGGCTATCTGTTGTGTGATGTAGGCATTCATTTCCTCTATCAGGAATGATTTGTTAGCCGTCAACAACGCTACGGTATTTGGATATTGACCGTAGGCAGGAGGTACCGCTCCTGGTGTAAACTTAAAATATGAAATCTGTTTCTTTGCCATTTACTATTTTTCCTCAGATATTAGCTTAACGCCACTGCCATAGCGACAGCTCTTTTATCTACATAATTTTTATTAGTAGCGTGTGTTCTTATTGTTGGGTTGGTGGGTACAACTACGTTTCCACTTACTGACACACTACCACCGAATGTTGTATTTCCTGTGGCAGACACTGTGCCTGCGATCGTTACATTTCCTGCGACATCTAATGATACCAATGATCCAACACTGGTAAGACTTGAGCCTACTACGTTGCTGGCTATAAAAGTTCCAGTCAACCCCTGCGCATTTGAATTTATTTCTATGTTGGCTGTGCCATCAAACAACTGGTTATTAATCGTCCTAGCAGTGGCCAGCTTGGTTGCCGTGTCAGCATTACCAGTTAAACTACCTGTAACATTACCTGTTACATTGCCCTGCACATTTCCAACTACTGGTCCTGTATGTGTACCTGAAGTACCGCCAGTGACGTTACCCGTAACATTACCTGTTATATTACCTGTAAAAGTTCCAGATATTGTTGTTGCAGAAATCGATGATAGCCCAGAAAGAGAAGTTAGAGAACCCCCCAAAGATATCGTATTGCTACCGATAGTCACGGTGCTGTTTGCTAGTTTGCTGTTGGGTATATTTCCAGTCAACGCACTAGATGGAATCGTTGTTTCTAGATTTGAAAGATCTGCCCTTAGTATTTGATGCCCGCCCGTTACAAAGCCGTCAAATACTCTGATACTAACAGTCGAAGGGTCAAAAAACACTTCGCCCTTGCTGGCTACCTTGCGATTTAAGGTAGTTATATCATAGTTAGGAAGTAATCTGATGCTGTTAAAGTTGTTGGTAGACATAGCTATACATGGTCCTCGTCCTATTATTTATCAGTTTGAAATTTTTCAGAACCTGCGTTATCAGCTCCTTTTAAGCGTAAATATCCATATGTTTAATCTGTTTAAAAAGAAAAAAAGCTGGGTAAGATTCTATAGTCTAGATCAGAATGTTGCTGCGATCTACCCAGTCACACAGTCTAAACTAGTAGACAGAGATTGGAATGGGCTAGGAAATACCGAAAGAAACCGCCCAGAACAAGGGCGTCAAACGGTGTTAAACTGCCCGGCTATCAAGCAGCTAACTAGAACTGGGTATGTTCTTAGGGCTCCAGCAGATTTTGTCATCAAAACAGGTCCTAGCATCGAACACCTAAGCTGGGAAACTCCTTTCTTGTTTAAGCGGCACAGTGACAAATATACATTCGGCGGCACTGATTATTATGTAAGCTGGCATAGTCCTGCACAGACAGAACCATTAATACCTAAAGAAATACCTAACACAGATCGCCCCCATCTACACAGTGCTGTAAAAGTAGAAACTCCATGGCGTGTAAAGGCCAGCGATGACATTTTACTATTGCAGATTCCTGTTAGTTATGACAACGAAGCTAGATTTACAGCAGCTACAGGAATCGTTGATCCTAGGTACATGCATGCCGTAAGCGTACAACTGTTTTGGCATGTGCTAGAAGGCGATACACTGATTCGCGCCGGAACTCCATTGGTACAATATGTCCCTATTAGCAGAAAACTAGTAGAACAAAACGGTGTAGATTTTATTGTTGATGTTGCAGGACCAGTCGAGGAAGAAATAGAAGATGCCTATACTTTTTCTAATCACAGTAGATTTCCTAGATCAGACAGTGTAGGAAATAAGATGCGTGTGATTACGGATCTGTTTAGTTTCTTCCGTAAAAAATATCCTAAAAATAAGATTTAAAGATGTAGTTTGGTCAAGGGCATGGTGTTGATCTGCCCTTTGATAAAAGTGTTTACAGCCAGACTAATACGAGGAACGTTTCCTTGATATTCAGTGACCATATGTTCCATGCTGCTAGGAAATATCAACATTTCTCCGACTTTAGGTGTAAGGCTCCAACTCTTTGAGTTATAGATGTTGGATTCGTCAATGTCATACTCCAGTAACTGGTATTCGCTGGTTATAAACTTAGTCTGACCCGATTCCCCTTCAGTTTGCAGATAAAGCACTGTAGAAAACACACTGTTGGGATGATAATGTCTGTGATGTATTTGACCTTTTTCTGTTTTATTAAACCAACTTTCAGTGATAGCGATCTCTATACGTTGATTGGCTCGCATAACACCATAAAAGTATTCGCAGATTCCGTCGTATACTCCTTGAGCTAGTTTTTCAAACTCGGGTTTTTCTAGTACATTTTGATCTTTACTGATCCAGTTATTGTAGTTTGGCAACCATTCTATGCTGGTTAAATCCACACCCGATACATCTACTCCGGTCCTAAAAACTGGTTTTGAAAACAGCGGCCATATTGATTTTTCTACATTCATTATAAGTCTCTTGTAATAATCTGCTTAGATATATAGTACTGTACGATGACAATACCTATGAAACTGGAAAAAGATATAGCTACATTCGAGGGCGTTCTGACAGCTGAAGAATGCCAAACTCTCATCGATCATTATAATCGAATGGCAGATCTTAATCTCAGTTACAGCAGGTTAGATCTTCGAGACGGAATAGCACATAAGAAAAAAGATAAAGCTAGTTTTCTTTTAGAGGAAAACAGTCTAAGACTAACAGCAAATACAGGTTATATCAAGTATTTTGTTGATAGACTATGGGCCTGTTGGAGCGAGTACGTATCACATTACAGTATCTTAGATGACGTTGGACATTTTCACATACGCATGATAAAGCTACAAAAAACTCTTCCCGGAGAAGGGTATCATCAATGGCATTTTGAATCTGATAACATGGATCGTGCCGGCAGAATAGCTGCCTGGGGGTGCTATCTAAACACTGTAGATCAAGGTGGCGAAACAGAATGGCTGTATCAAGGCATTAGGATACCTAGCATACAGGGAAATCTAGTCATATGGCCAGCGGCTTTCACCCATACACACAGAGGCAATCCACCATTGAGCGGCGAAAAATATCTACTCACTGGTTGGATTGAACTATAAATGCAGACACTACAGCTTTTTCCTACAGAAGTTTTCGTTTTTGAAAACAAATCTATCGATAATCAGGCCCTTATCGAAAAGATGAAAGTGCTTAATGGCACTGAAATAAAAAGAACCACCACGATTAGTATCCTATACGATCTACGTAAAGAAGCAGATTTCAAAGAACTGTTTGATTGGTTCGATGCATGCCTAGAAGAAATACGTGTGGCACAGAAATTTGACTGCGACAAGATAGTGATAACAAACAGTTGGTTCAACGTCGCACTCAGCGGTTACAACATGTATCAAAACTATCATAAACATTCTATGAGCATGTTCAGTGCGGTCTATTACATGACCGAAGGCAGCGCAACTATCTTTGAAGATCCTGAAGTGCATAGGACTGAATCAGAACTTGAAGTACTAAGACATGATTTTAGTCCTTGGTATAGGTCTGTGGCCACTCCAGGAAAGTTAATAGTTTTTCCTAGCTGGCTGTATCATATGAGCGAGCCTCACATACTGAGCAACGATCGATATATTATAAGTTTTAACACATTTCCTAGTGGTCGGATCAATCATAATCTTGCTACTGATTCGAAAATCACCTTGGACATAAAATAATGATCAATGATATTATTGTACTAGGAGGCGGAAACGCCGGATACATGTCGGCATTATATCTCAAGAGTTCATTTCCTGAGATGGATATCACTGTTATCAAGTCTAAAAAGATAGGTACTATCGGCGTCGGCGAAGGCAGTACTGAACACTGGACTAGATTCGCTCAGGCTGTGGGAATCACCATAGGCGATCTAATGGTACACTGCGGAGCTACAATAAAAGTAGGCATTAAGTTTGAAAACTGGCATGGTGACGGTACCAGCTATTATCATAGTCTACCTGAGTACTTAATCAATATGAATAGATACTCAGGTGCTGCTTACTCTATGATGAGACTCATAGGCGACGGAGTTTCCAGCGAAAACTTGCATTGGGATCTTCCCATGCAAGGATATGTCAGAGAACCTCTGACAGATTATTATCAGTTCCACTTTGACAGTGAAAAACTCAATAACTATCTGCGAGATCGTTGTGCTATCTCGGGAATAAAAGTCATAGATGCAGAAATCAAAGGACCGATATTAGATCAACAAGGCTTTGTTGAGTCTGTGATTGACGATCAAGGTAATAGATATGCTGCTGATTTTTTCATAGACAGCAGTGGATTCAACAGAGTTATAGCATCTGACCTAGGAGCAGAATGGATCGACTGGAGCAAATACCTGCCATTGAACTCTGCTATAGCTTTCCAGACGTCCTATGAAGAAAAGATTCCCCCCTACACCCTCGCTAAAGCCATGAACAGCGGTTGGCATTGGCGTAGTCCTGTGCAGGATCGTTTTGGTAACGGTTATGTTTTCAGCGATCATTTTATTACTGAAGACCAAGCAGTGTCTGAAATACAAAAACACTTCAAGGATACCATCAAGATAGGCCGCAAGATTAACTTTAAATCAGGTAAGGTCAATCGTGCATGGATTAAAAACTGCGTGAGCATAGGTCTTAGCAGCAACTTTGTAGAGCCGTTAGAAGCTTCTAGTATATCTACGACCATAAAACAACTGCAACTATTATCAGGCGCACTATGGAACTGGACCCGAGAAGATCAGTCTAGCATAAAAGAATATAATCACACAGTCGACGATATGATGTCAAACATACTCGATTTTATACAACTGCACTATTTCACCGAACGCAATGACACAGAGTTCTGGCGCTGGTGCAAAAATGAAATGACCATGACTGATTTTCACAAAGAAAATCTAGAAAACTTTAAGAAAAACTTTGTTAATCAAATACTGTTACCTGAAGACGGTCTTATGAGTAACTTTAGGATCTATGATTGCCTAAACTGGATACAGGTCATGCACGGTCTACGCATGTTTGACACCGCTAGTATAAAAAATCTATTCGAAAAAAGATACGGATACCTGAGAAAAGACGACGAAGAATATCTATCTAGATTCGAGAATACACCTACAGAAGGTTGGCTGACCTGTAGAGAAGCTGTAAATAAAGTCAAAGCGATGGTCAGCAATACGGTGGAATATAAACTATGATAAAATCTTTAATAATTTTAGGCGGTGGAACCAGCGGTCTTATTAGTGCCCTGATGCTGAAGAGCGGTTGGCCTGATTTAAAAATCACTATGATTGAATCATCTGCACTAGGAATCATTGGCGTTGGAGAAGGCAGTACCGAGCATTGGAAAAGATTCATGAAACAGGCAGACATATCTGTGTTTGATATGATGCGCAATACCGGTGCAACTTTTAAAATAGGTATCAAGTTTACAAACTGGAACGGAGATGGCAAGCATTATTTCCATAGTCTGGCAGAGCAGTTTGGAACCCACAGTAGATTCAATGGCATTCCGTATACTCTGGAAAAGCTAATCGCTGAAAACTTTGATCCTTTAGACACTGTTTATAAAAAAAGCATGAACAGTATGCATTCCGAACCATTGCATGACAGTCTAGCTCAGTATCATTTTGATACATTTAAACTAAACAAATATTTCCATGATCTGTGCGCTGAACGCGGAATAGAACTAGTTGATACTAAGATTGACGATGTAGTTTTAGACGAACAAGGATATGTCAGCGAACTCGTCGGCAACGATGGTCAAAGACATTCTGCTGATTTTTTTATTGATTGCTCAGGATTTAGAAGAATTATTGGTAGCAAGTTAGATGCCAAATGGCTAGATAAGACTGATCAGCTACCATTAAATTCTGCGCTGGCATTTCCTACAGCATACCAAGAACATATTCCTTCTTATACAGAATCTACGGCACTGAGCAGTGGGTGGGTATGGCGTATTCCTACCCAGGATAGGTTTGGCAACGGTTATGTTTTCTGTGATAGTTTTATTGACGAAACTAAAGCCTATGATGAGGTTAGCCAACACTATAAACAACTAGGAATCTCAGACAACATAGAAATAGGAAAAAAGATAAAGTTTGGTGCAGGTCATGTCGAAAAGTTTTGGATAAAAAACTGTGTAATGACTGGGCTTAGTGGGATATTTGTAGAACCACTAGAAGCATCTAGTATGGGTACCACTATCCAACAGACTTTCCTACTCTTGCCCAGTTTATATTATTATGTGAAAGGCGATACACATGCTGAAGAGATCTATAATAAGCAGATGTCTGAAATAGCAGAAAACATAGTCGATTTCATACAGCTACATTATTTTACAAAGAGAAACGACAGTGAGTTTTGGCAGTGGGTTAATAACAATATCAAGTACACTGATTTTAATCGGGAGAATATGTCATTCTTTAAAAAGCATGGTGTACATACTCACTATTTTCAAAGTGAAATGCTCCTGTTTAGACATTTAAACTTTATGCAGGTAATGCACGGACTTGGTATGTTTGACACTGAATCCTTGAATAAAAAATGGTCTGAACATATGAAAAATAGATATGATACTGTTATTCAAAAGGAATTATTCGAAGGTGATAAATGGCACGATCAAAATGCTACATTCTATACTCATAGAGAAGCTATCGAAATGATAAAACAAAGGAATGATAATGTACAATACAAGTTCTAAGATAATCATCTTAGGCGGTGGTAGCGCAGGTTGGCTCACAGCTCTTTTTATAAAACGAAACTGGCCACGTTGCGACGTATCGTTGATAGAAGATCCTAAGCGTCCTCCTATTATTGCAGGGGAAAGTGGCAGCACTACACATCGAACATTCTTGCGTCATTTGCAAATAGATGACGATGATTTTATTAAAAATGTAAATGCTACTCCCAAGATGGGCGGTAAGTTCACTGACTGGAACGGTGTAGGTACAGAGTTTATACATGCTATGCAGACTGATTTTGCACCTTGGCTCGACGGTTGGACTGATCACATCGGCTCAAATCCGCTAGACGCTCTTACTATGCGCAAACTGTCAGACATAATGAAGCAAGAAAGCGCCAAGAACATGTACCTAAAAACACTTTTAGGAAACAATACACCGTTATGGAAAGCGTTTTTTGCAGGAGAGTTTATTAGACAGCAGAAAGTTCCTTTCGGCGGTGATCTAACTTCTTTGCCTTGCATACCTATGTGGCATTTTGAATCTCGAGATTCGGCTGCATATTTTAAAAAGACAGCATTATCACGTGGTGTTAATCACATAGAAGGAGAGTTTCTTTCAGCTTCACAAGATGAAAGAGGAAATATCGTTTCGTTAAAACTCGACGGAGATAGAGAAGTAACTGGTGATTGGTTTTTCGATTGTTCTGGATTTGCAAGATTATTATTAGGAAAAGTTTTAAAAGAACCATTAGTGGATATGACTGATACTTTTCCTCAAAGAGAAGTGATTGGTTGGTGGGACGAACCCTGTTATTGTGTAACCACTAATGCTACAGCTATGGAATATGGCTGGTCTTGGAATATAAATCTCAAGCATCGATCTGGCAACGGATACATTTTTGATCCGGATCTTATCAGCAAAGAACAAGCTCACCAAGAAGCTGAAAAAAGATTTAATAAAAAAATAGATGTTATAGCAAATCTAAAATATCAACCAGGTGCGATGAGAAATGTATGGAAAAACAATGTATTCGCTATTGGTCTTAGCAGTGGGTTTGTTGAACCATTAGAAGCCAACGGAATAGCACTTATAGTCGAAACCTTGTATGCAGTACAAGACTATTGGGATCCTTTAAGGAAGAATACTAACCCCGAAGTAGTACAACGCATGAATGATAAAATATGGTTCTTGACTGAAGATTTTGCCGACTTTATCGCACTTCATTATCATGGTAATAGAAACGATACCGAGTTCTGGCGTAGATTTAGAGAAGAACCACATAGGACACGAGATAGCCTTAGAGTTAAGCTGGAAGAATGGGAACAGTTTTATAAAGGTTTGATCGCTGAACCGTGGCCTAGAGCTTACAGTCCTGTAGCTTGGATGATGGTGATCCAAGGAATAGATAAGTTTAGAGTAGCAGACTCTGCTAGAGTACCTGAAAACTTGCTTTCATCGGGTGAAAAAGTACTAAATATTAATCTGCAAAGATATAAAAACCTCGTAGATCAGTGCTGGTCTATTGAGGAATGGATACAACATACCGCATAAATATTGTATAGGAGATTATGATGGCAATTTACAAAATGATTTACCGAGATGAAGAAAATCCGGAAACTCATGCTCTACACGTTTTTGAAGTCTACACAAAGGCAGATACTAGAACTGCCGCTTCGCAAAAGTTTGAGCAAAATGCAGGAACGAGACACGTTGTTGCAGGTCCAATGGGTCCGCTAGAAGAAAAAGTCGTACCTAAAGATGCTACTTGGGTTGAATAACCCTATCTAAAAAAGATTTAGCGTCAGAAATACGTCTTAGTTCGTTCTGGATTTCCTGGTTGGTCCACTCGAACGGTAGCCCTAAACAAGGTCTTGTATCCCATTTCAACCAGGAACTTTCCCCTTCAGCATCCACATATTGCAGAAAAGCCTGAATCTGCTTTTCGCCTGTATATGGCTCTCTCCAGTGTTCATGTCTCCTACCGCTGTAGATTACTAGATCTCCTTGATCTAGATGAATCTCGTGTACAGTGCCTTGCTCGTTCTTGATGTATATAGGCCAAGAAACTTCGCCAGGTTGTATACATACTGATACTGTTACTTCTGAACTAGGTCTATCAAAATGACGCTGTAGCTCTGTTCCTTTATAGTAAATGCGAGCATAACTATAGGTAGGCCATAGCTTTTTTCCTACTTCTTTTTCCAATAAAGGTGTTAGATGTACACTCAGTGCTTCAAACATCAAAGGACTATATCTAGCAAATGTACCTTCGCAAAGATCAGCAAGGTTGGCATTAGGATATAGTTGCCTACAGGTAGTTTCCATCATAGAAAACTCTAGTGCTAGAAAATCACAGAGCTCTTTAGAAACTGCA